ATAAACAACAATGAGCTGCACTAAAATTGAAGATGAAATAGTTTGTATTGGCGACGATTCATTCCATTGCCCGCACTGCGGAAAAGAGTACAACGATGAAAAGTACTGCGACAGAACAAACAGGAATAAAAGCGGATACACAAGGGTTTATTGTGAGTGTGGGAAATCGTTCAATTTATTTGTCGACACGTTCGGTATTTATCACGGTGTAATGACATTTAAGCAAATGATGGAAAAATACAAACAAAAACAGGTCCTGATTAACACGATGCGGGGTGATGAAGAAATCGGGTTATATGACGATAACCCAAAAAATCACGGATATGAGCGATAAAATGAGCATAGACCAAATTTTAGAATTGCTTTACAATAAAAAAATGGAGCCGTCAGAAGCAAAAGAACTGTTATCGAATCTTGTTGATGATGAGTTGACGGATGACGAGTGTAAGTGCATAAGATTTACTGGGAGTGACAAATGGTATCCTAATGGTTGTAAAATTCACCCGAACGGATAACGTAAAATGGCTATGAAGCGTTGCCGATTAAAACGCTATAACTTTTAAATTAAAAACAAGATGACTAAAAGAGAAGAAATTAAGAATAAATACAAAAATGGCAATGATTTTATAGCCGATGTTAGCAAACGTACGATGTTAATATTGGAAGAATTAGAAGCCTTTTTAGATGAGAATGAAGATGATTTGTTTGATGACGATATATCAGTATATGACTACTTTACTATAATGGATTTAAAAGATATGCTAAATGATTTAGTTAGAGAAAATACCTAGTATGTTTGCCAACGTGGCATTTACGAATGTTTAAAATATAACAGTCATGACAGTAAAACAGGCAATAAGCGTGCTGAAAAAGCACAACAACTGGAGACGTGGAGGGTATTCCCATCCTCAAGACCCGAAAACAATCGGGGAGGCTATAGATGTAGCAATCGCCATTATGGAGGTAGCGTTAAAAACAGACCCTGTGCTGATCAGGCATAATATTAACACTAAGAGATATGATTAGCAAAAAGATGGATGAGTTTATAGAAAAAGTTGACAGTCTTTGCTGGGAGTACGGTTATCAGATATGGCCGACTGACAAGATAAACAAAAGAAATGATGACGGCTCATACCCTACCTTTACTATTCACGGTGACGGGGAAAAGGTTAGTTTAATATATATCGACGGTGATGGTCGTGGAAAATAAAATAATTATTATGATACAACACAAGGCAAAAAAGTGGAGAGTAGAGCAGGTAGCTGAGGAAAGAGATTTGCTCGAGGAGTTTTTGGTGACTATTGAAAGATGGGCAAAAGATGACATTACGGTTATTCATAACGTAAAAAGAGTTTGTAGTGCATGGAGGAAAGAACGGGATTCAATAAAAAAGGTATGAAAGTAATAAAAAGATTAGGTATTTTAATTTGCGTAGCAGTATTGCTCGTTATGTGGGGTATAGGGATTCTGTTCGGATGGCTGTGGACTGGTAGAAATGTTATGGATAATACGTGGGTTGATAATAAACTTGAAGCCCTGATAAAATGACATTCGCAGTTGAACGCACAATTGACGGAGTTAGATTCCTGAAAGACGAGGACTACATAGAAGCGGAAAGTCGGGACGAGGCGGACTTAAAACTTATGATTGGTATCTTATCTGGCAGGTTTGACCTGACTTGTAAGATAATCGGGCTGATAATCGGTGAAATTGAGATTAGCACGGATGAGATGTTGGATATAATGATAAATGAAAAGGTCGCAAAAAGAAATCACGACACCGAGCGGAGACGAAAAAAAGTAAGCAATTAGTAACAAAATGAAGAAAGATTCACGAAGAACGATAAGGATTGATCCGGAAACAGACATGCTGATAAGGGAGCTTGCCGAAATGATGGGAGTAAGT